AAAGCGCAAAACGTGGATCGGATTTTAAGTGACGTGTTGCCAGCTCAGAACTTAGCTCATTACAGCAATGCGACCGGATACCCGAAACCAAGCTTTAGCGGGATTTACCAGTCTGAGAGCGGGATGCGAGCTGGGTTTGGACTGGCTAACTTGTCTAAGCTGATCCCTGAGTTGCCCAAGGATGCGCCACTGATGAAGATGAATATCAATACCGGAGCACGCGAAGCCGTTGATGTAGAGAGTTGGGCGGCTAATCTGCCTAAAGCAGTGAGTGCCGTAAACGGTGTGCAGATTGGGAAAGCCGGGGCAGGTCTCTCTGACCGGACCCAGATCGCCGGCAGATACAAAGGATAAAGGCTTTTTTTATGTCAACGCCGATTTTTTCCTACGTCAATAATGTCGCTAGCAATATCGCGATCTGCACCATCTTGGCGCCTTTGCCATTCGGGGCCGGGGGTGGGGGACTCCCACAAAATACTCCGTTGCAAGGTCCGGTGATTGATCTGGCAATATTTTCGATTGCTGCCGGATCAACCGGGGTTGGCACTGTGCTCACACTTCAGGAGTTGGGCCTTGACTCTGACATAAGTGCCGGGGCGCTGGTGCCGGTATGGAGGACGGTCTGTACCGGAGGAGGCACCAGTACCCCGGTCACCATCACGCTCGCCAATTCCACCCCGTACGGAGGGATCATTAACGGACCTTTTCACGGGTTACGTTTTTTAATCAGCGGTGTAGTCGGCAACGGTGTGGCTTATGCGCGTTTAACCGGCACCGTGCGGATGACTTGAACCGCTATGGACGAAATCGTTCCAGAAGCTCAAGAACAACTTGCTCAGGTCGACCAGCAAGACGAGGTCACTCCCTTTGTGGTGTGGACACCTGATCCGCCCCTGATCGTTATGTGGTGCGGAGTTTGCAGAGTAGGATTGGGACCATGAAACTGAGCGAGAAATGGCGGTATCAGGAAGCCATCGAGGTACGCGATAAATGCATGGCGAGTTCTCCTAACCGCGGCGCTTTTTATCACAAATGCCGCAACGCCTATGATCACGGGAGCAGAGACGTCGACCAGGCGCGCCATAACAAGGTCAAGCCAGTTACTAATCGAGTCGCATCTTTTTTGTACGCTCCCGGCCGCACCTATTACTGGGCCGAACTTCCCCCGGATGAAATTGAACACCTGGACAAGGTCGAAAGCGTTATCGATTGCGTACAGGATGCCTGGCACGATACCGGGAGCGACCTTTTAGCCTGGGAAGCGGTCCTGTCTGGATTGACCTGCGGATGTTGCCCGGTCATTACGTTACCGGAAAGGATGACCGATGGCACACCAACGCTCGTCAGCCGGATTCTCGAACCCGAAATGTTCGGTGTCTTTAACGAGTCAGTCACCGATCTGATGCAGCAACAGGCGATTTGCTGGGATGCTTACCTTACTCGCCCCGAGATTGAGATCCGGCTTACCATGCACCCTAAACGGGTGCGCGACAAAATCATGGCAGACCTCGAAACGGTGGCGCCTGAGTATGTCGAGACTGATCGGGTTTTTGTTTCTAATTACCAGGGGATAAACTCAGGGAACGTTGAAACCGGCATTGTGATGAGCCGCCTTGGCGGCCAATACAGCTATAATCCCTACGTAATGACCCCGCTTTACCGGGTTAGCAATCTGATCTTTTTTGATGACGATATCGGGGATTGGAACTGGGTGCTTTTGAGCGCATCCAATGCCATCTTTGATCTGCCGATAAGTGAAATCGGGGTGCCGGGGATACTGCCGGTTACAGTGGTGCGGCCATCGCCTAAAAAGAATTACTTCTGGGGCTACTCCCTCGCTGACGATCTGTTGCTGTTGCAGGATTGGTTTTCTAAGCGGGTCGCCCAGATGGATGAGCTATTCGAAAAGATACTTAAAACGCCAAAGATCGGGTTTGGAGTAGGGCCAATGCGCGAAAGCAAGATTGCTGCCTTAAATCGTCCCGGCGGTTATGCCTCTATTCCTAATCCTGCTGCGAAAATCGAGGAATTGAAACCTGATATCCCTGATTCGGCATTTACCATGATGAACGAGATCAGCGATTATTTCATTGAAGCCGGCGATATGAGGCCGGGAATGTTCGGCCGGCCTGAACCAGGGCAACGAGGTGCTGAAGCTCAAAGTGCTCTCATGCGGATAACGGCAGCTCCCATCGCCGTTAAAGCTTTGATCGTGGAAAAAGCCATCGAAGATTGGACTAACCAGATCTTCCGGTACAAACGTCGCTACGACGCTTCGCTTTATCCCGTGTACGAGGATGACGGGCAGTTTAAAGGGCGCTATTTCAGGATGAGTGAAGTGCCGGAAGCTACCCGCATCAAGGTGGACGGTCACTCTGCGAGTCCTGTTTTCTTCGAGGACCAGAAACGCGATGCCGAGCAACTGGTTCGCCATCAGGCGATGGACCCAGAGAGCTTGATCGAGTTCATTAGTCCGCCCATGAAAGGACTCTTAAAGAAACGTTTAAAGAGGCGTCTGATGGCGAACATGGTTGCCCAGGCAATTCAGCAACAAAAGCAGCAGGCAAAACGTAGTGGAGACCCCGAGAAATAAAAGCTGGTTCATGGTTCTGGTGCTTGGCACTGAGCAGTTAACAGGGTTGCGCGTTGAAGCCGCGTTTATGCATCCCGAGGATATCTGCGAGCTTATCGCTACGCTCCTCCCTGAAGAGTTTGTGGTCTTTAGTAGTGTCCACGAAGGCGCACTAGTGCTTTGTAATATTCCCATCTATCCGCGCTTAGAAGTTGTTCCAGGCGCAAATCCGGTGTTCTTAAGCCGGGAACCAATCTGTACGCACTAAAGAAGCGTCAACACTTTTTCCTTGTGCTTTTTACGTGTGAAGCATAAATAGTGTTCTCTAAGGGTGAGACATTTAATGTCCCTCCTGACCCAAACGCAACTCTCTCAAACTTTAGCAAGGAGGATATCCTTTATGCTGTACCTGGAAGAGATTCTGGGATTTAGGCGACGCGGGCGCAAAAAGCGCCGGTAGAACGCTGGCGGCGAATAAGGTACTTGGGAGGTGGCTGACGACGATACTCCTGCTCCTTCAGGAATACCGAACGGCCCGCCGACTGGTACTCCTCCTGGCGCACCACCACCGGGTGCACCTGGAGTCGCAGGCTCAAATCCAATGGCGGGCGCCGGGGGTGGACCTCCCGGTGTCTTGCCTCCACAGGGTGCCGCGGTTCCAATGGCTGTCAGACCCGCCGGCGAGCATGCCAATGGAATGGATATCATGCGGGCAGTCTTAAAAGCGATGCGCGAGGCCTTGACTAAACTCGGACCAAGTAAAGAAGGTGAACTGGTTGCCGAAGCACTGGTGAAGCTCAACAAGATATTTTCTCGTCCGGAAGGCGGCAAAGAGGATTCGGTTGATCCTCATATGCGAATCGCCCAGGCAATTGCCGAGAACCGCCGAACCCAGATGCCGCCACCAATGCCTCCGGGCGGTATGCCTCCGGGTGCGCCACCACCGGGAATGCCGCCCTTGAATCCGCAGATGGCAATGACTCCTCGAGGCCCGATCCCCGGAGCTGGAGGACCGCCATGAACAAGACTTTCCACAAAGCAAAAGAGTATCGCACACACGTTAAAGCGCACAGTGAAGGCGAGGTGCGCGAAGTCGAGACCACACGTTTCAGCCAGGTCAACACTTCAGGGGAAGGACCACTCAGCGGTAAAGGACTCAAAGTGGTTAATCGTCGCGATACGCCTAAACAGGTTACTACCGGGACTCCGGTGGTCTTGAATCGCGGGGAAACAATTTTCACGCCTCGGATCGGCCGCCCGGTCGACGAAGGCAGAACCATTCGGTGTGAAGAGGACTGCAACACATGAAAAGGCCATCCGGCAACAGATCGCGCAAAATAACTGACACTAACCAGGTGTATCTGGACAGTGTTAATCCCCCCGTCTTGCCCGACGTAGGTAAGACCAGTATCCAGAAACTTGCTCCTGGTAAGTTTGCTGAGCGCACCACGCGCGCCGGCAAGTAAAAGCTTTATGGCTGACCCCAACCCCAGAGAAGCCGATTATCAGCGACTTAAAAACGTTGAATCGCTTCTCACGTCCAAACCTGAGTTGCGCAAAAAACTCGAGCAACTGGTGCGTGAAGCCGATCCTAATGCCAGGGTGCCTTTCCTTGAACAGGAAGAAGGTGTGGAGAAACTGATCAAGGAACGCACCTCGAAGCTGGAAGACGAACTCAAGGAACTCAAAGAGCGTACCGCCCGGCGAGAGTACGATGAGGACACCACTCGCACAATTACCAGACTCAAACGTGCGCCGTTTAATCTGGACGAGGAAGATATAAAAGCGGTCAAAGAACTGGTCGCCGCCAAGTACAAAGAAGGCGAAGTGCTCTCCCTTGAAACCGCGGCCAGGTTCTACATCGCTCAACACTCCCCGGTCACCGGCTCTAATCCCGTCAGGAGTCCGTTCAGTACCCGGATGCAAAGACCGAAAAACGATTTTCGCAAAGAACTCCGTAACCCAAAATCACGGCTCTTTACGGACCAACGCAATTACATAGCAGAACAATTGGACCAGGCCTGGGAAGAAGGGCTGGACATGATCAATTCTCAGCAAGGATAATTTATGCCATTAGGATCAGGGATCTTGCCCGCAGGCAGTCTGGGGACACAACTAAGCTACATCACCAGACGAGCAATCCTTCAGAGAGCAATCGTCCAGGTATATAACACCTGTCCATTTTTGGTGGGGTTACTCTCAAACGCGATGTTGGAAGCGGGCGGTATCGACAGTGTGATCGCCAACGTGCAATTCCAGCAAATGGTGCAACCGCAATTTACGGGATTTGACGGCACCTTTACCAGTCCCACAGGGCTGGTGGGTATCACGCCGGCGAGTTGGAGTCTGTGCATGGCTCTGTGCCCGATTCCAATTTTAGCGACTGAACTTCTTATTCAGGAAAAGCAGAAGATCCAATCGATACTGGATTTGCGTTTTAACGATGCCGGTAACGCGATGCGCGACATGCTGGGCACGGTGCTCTACAACAACACTACCAACGCTTTGGAACCGATCGGTCTGCCGGGCGCCATCGATGACGGGACCAATCTGGTGACCTACGGAGGCATTAACCGCTCGAACAATCCTTGGTGGCAAGCCAAACGGTATGCCGCAGGAGGTGTCAACCCTACACGCGCCTTGATCGCTCAGTACATCAACGGGGTGGTGAAAGCTCAGGGCGAGATTCCCGATGCCGGTTTTATGAATGCCGGCACCTGGACCTTGTTAATGCAGGATTTCCTGGGCTTGGAACGTTACCAACCCAATCAGCTTCGCTCGACCGAATACTTGAGCGCTTTCCGGGCGCTTGAGGTGATGCAAGTTCCGATCTACATCGATCCGTATTGCCCGGAAGGCACGCTGTACCTGGCAAACTTCAACTATCTCAGCGCCAGAATTCATGAGGATGCGGAATGGGAATTCTTTGATTTCGTTGCCAATCTGCCGAGTAACTCTCTCTCGTTCACTGGCGTGATCATGCTGCTTCTGGCTTTCATCAACACCAAACCAAAAGCCAATGCGGTAGTGACAGGCTTTAACTCGGTGACAATTTAAATGGCCGCTCTGTCCCAGTTCGCGATTAACGTCAATTTAAGCGCATCGGTTTCTAACCCGATTAACTCGGCAACGTTCACCGCCGTGGCTCCCTGGGGTAAATCGAGTGCTCGAGCCACTTTGCGCGAGGCTCTGCATGATATCGCTGATCGGTGCGGAACCGAGAACTCAGGAGTCATGGGAGCGTATCTCACCAGCCAGACCACTAACGGCACCAGCGGCAGTGGCGCGACAGCTTTTACCAATGCTAATGAGGTAGGTATACCATAGGTTTTTTATGCCAAGAATCCCTGGAGTCGCAATTTTAAACGCACCCGCCATTGCGGCGAGTATCCCTACTCCGTCGCCGTGGATCACTGCGGTAACTCAGAACGGAACCACCAGCGCTGGCTCCGCGATCATCACCGCTTTAACGGCAACCGCTAACCTCAACGTTGGTCAGCCGGTGACAGGTACGGGCGTACCCGCCGGAAGCGTGATCACCTCGATTGACAGCGCCACGCAGATTCACATCTCATTGCCGGCTACGGCCGCCGGCACTGTGAGTTTGAGTTTCCTGCTTTGGAGTCCGTTCAACACAGGTTCATTCGCCGGCGGGTTCCAGGGATACTCAATTCCCAATCCCGTAAACGATGTTCCTGGATGTTTGTTTGAGATCCCTAACCTGCAGACGATGGCAGCCGGCAGCACCTACGTTTTGCCTCCCGGCAGCGGCTTTATCGTATTGACGAGCGGCACTACCGCAATGCAATTGCAGGCTTTCCAAGGTACTAGTTCGCCGGGTTGGGTAACGCTGGGGAGCGGCACCGCAAGCGTCACTTCGCTCCTTCCTTTTATCAGTGATGGGGCAAATATCAGAGTCAATTGCCCAACCACCGCAGGAACCCTGACAGTTTATCAGTTGCGTTAAACATCGATGGACACGCGCAATTTTCCTAATCACTTGAGAGTCTGGGCCAAGAACAATAACCAGCCTGAACCCTCCAGTGACGACAAGTTCAGCGGTCATTGCACCTTCCAGATGGACGGGGAATTGTTCGATTTTCCTCCCGGTAAAGCCGTGCTGCTCACTCCGGAGCAAGCGTGGTGGATATTTCTGTGGGATACCCGCAGTGAGATAAACTCGCGCAACGTAGATCAAGGCCCGCGCAATTACCGCGACAAACATACCACTGGCGCAATGGGCAACAGCGGTATCGGAAGTCAGATCACGCTCTGGAAACAAAAGCTGGCGTCTCTTGGCTGGGCGAATAAACCGGACAAGGAAAAGCGCTTTGAGGCTTTTGACTTCGTGACCGTGAACATGAACCAGACCATGCCGGGAGCGGATTTCGATCGATTGGCGGCAAGGAAACAGTGAGTGAATCTTGGAACATATATCCAGAAGACTCGCTTCATGCTGCGGGACGCTCTGTCGACAGCGTTTACTCAGCAAGACCTGATCGATTTAATTAATCAGGCCAGGGCAGACCTGATCATCGATACATTCTGTTGCCGAGCCCTGGTTTCTATCCAGACGGTTGCCAACCAGGACAAGTACACTTTCACCTCGGTGCTGAGTGCTCTACAGAGTGGCGGCACCTCTGCGGCCGCAATCCTGCAAATCAATAGCCTGGCCGTTTTCTGGAGTAATACCTTGGTCCCATTGCTTGATTATATGGCATGGGACGAGCTCAGTGCTATCTACCGCTCCTTCCGGGGGTTCACGTTTATCCCGTTTATCTGGGGCATGTTCGACACACAAAGCTTTTTCGTTGAGCCGATCCCCAATGGTGTTTACACCCTGGAGGTTGATTGCACTTATCTGCCCAACCTGTTACAGGCTGTCACCGACAATGAAACGGTGATTCCGCCCGCTTTCAGTGATTACACTCTTATTCCCTGGTTAGCCGCGTCTTACGCCAAATACAATCAACAGGCATTCGGGGAAAGCGAACGTTTCTTCCAGAAGTACGCCTTTGAGGTTGAGCGAAGACTGGGTGTTTATCCCGTTTACCGTGTACCTTCGCAATACGGGGCAGACCCTCGCAGACCATGAGCTATGCCTACTCGTCGCCCGCTTGATCCGCAGATAGACACGGTCTTCTTTCCCGAGGACGGCGGTCAGCATGGCGGTATCGATAAAACCAGTGGAGTAGCGCGCTGGTTTATCAGCGATACGGCTTACGACGAGCTGATCAACGCGATGCCGTTGGGACCGCTCTTGCAGCAGGTTCCACCTCCTGGTGCGGTAATCGCCACTCTCCCATCGCCCGTGATCTGGATGAGTGCGCAAGTCTTAAATCAGGCGCTTTATTTGTTCAGTCTCTGTACCAACGGGGCAATTTACCAGACCAGTCTGGGCGGTAGCGTCACTACAGTTACACCTCCCGGCACCATGAGTGCGAACTGCGACACCGCCAACTGGCAAGGCACGCAAATTA